GATCCTAAGACAGGTAAGAAACATGCCTTTATCGAAGGTGTGATGCTTCAGACAGAAGTAAAGAACAAGAATGGTCGTATCTATCCAATGGAAGTGATGCGTAAAGAAGTCGCTCGTTACAACAAAGAATATGTTGAACAATCAAGAGCGTATGGTGAATTAGGACATCCTGAAGGACCAACAATCAATTTAGAGAGAACTTCTCATCTAATAACAAGTTTAAAAGAAGATGGAAAGAATTTCATCGGAAAAGCAAAGATTTTATCTACCCCTATGGGCGAAATAGTTAAGAGCCTCTTAGATGACGGTGCTAGACTAGGCGTATCAAGTAGAGGTATGGGTTCACTTAAGGCCTCCAACGGTGGAGTTCAAATGGTGCAATCAGATTTTCAGTTAGCAACAGCTGCTGATATCGTAGCAGATCCTTCTGCTCCTGACGCCTTCGTAGATGGTGTTATGGAAGGAGTCGAATGGGTTTGGGATAATGGGGTGATCAAAGCACAGAAAATAGAAGAATATAAACATTCTATTGCTAGAGCTAGAACACATAAGTTACAAGAAGTCAAATTGGAAGTATTTTCAGACTTTTTGAAAAATTTATAATACATAAATACTATTTAATAAGTATTAATACAAAAGGAGTATTCTAATGTCAAGTTTAGAAAACACAATAACAGATGTAATGAACGAAGAAGCCACAAAGCTTCCTAAGTCTGGTGCAACTGTTAGTCCAGATGCGAACGAACCAAAGAAAGACTCAGATGCAGTAGCTAAAGCTGGAGACGCGACTAAAGAAGCGAAACCAACTAATAAAGCTGCTCCAAGTGAGAAAGCTGAAGTTGTCAAAGATGGCGAAACAAAAGTAGAGAAAGGTAAAGCAGTCAATCAAGAAGAAGTAGAATCTGATGAAGATACTATTGAAGAAATGAGTGACATGACTAAATCTGAAATGCTAAAAGCAGCTGTAGAAAAAATGAAGGAAATGACCGGAAAAGAACTACAAGCCGCGTGGAAAGCAATGGAAACCACCGAAGAAGATGGCGAAGATGACGATAAGTCAGAGTCACTAACTCGAAATGCTATAATTAGAAAAGTTGTAGAATCATTAAAAGATCAAGATATCTCAGAAATCAAAAACTTCTTCGAAGCGAAAGCTACTAAAGAAGACGAAGATGAAGACGAAGATGTCAAAGAAGGCGAATTACCACCAGCTCTTAAAAAAGCGATAGCTAAAAAGAACGGTGAAGAAGAAGAAGAAGAATCCGTCAAGAAAGAAGAATTTGAAATCGACATGACAGACGACATCAATGCACTAGTTGCTGATGAAGATTTGTCTGAAGAGTTTAAATCAAAAGCGAAAACTATTTTCGAATCAGCAGTAGCATCTAAAGTCAAGGAAGCCTTGGTAGAAGCAGAAGCTAAGTTAGAAGAAGAAACAACACAAAAAATCGAAGAGATCAAAGATGATCTAACCGAAAAAGTTGATTCTTACTTGAACTATGTTTCAGAAAGCTGGGTTACAGAAAATGAATTAGCGATTGAGAGAGGACTAAAGTCTGAACTCACAGAAGATTTCATCAGTGGTTTGAAAAAACTATTTGAAGAACACTATGTTGAAGTACCAGAAGACAAGTTTGATGTAGTTGAAGAACTCGCAAACAGACTTGACGAAATGGAAGATAAGTTGAATGAAGAAGTTGCTAGCAACATCGGCGCTCAACAAGATATCGAAGAACTTCAGCGTGAAAAAATTATTAGCGAGGCCTCTAAAGACCTAGCTGATACTCAGGTCGAGAAGTTGAAAGCGTTAGCTGAAGATGTAGATTTTGAGAGTACTGATACCTTCGTAGAGAAAGTTTCAACACTCAAAGAGTCATACTTCGGAATAGCTAAAGTAGAAGCTGTCTCTGATGAAAGTACTGTAGTTAGTAGTGATGCTGATTTTACTGGAGCAGGCGATGTCGCACAACCAGTTAATGAAGGTATGGCTAGATACACTACAGCATTAAGTAAATTTTCTAAATTAGAAGGTAAGTCTTCTAGTGAAGAAATTAAATAAGGAGAGATAAACTAATGTTTATGTCAGAAAACTTACAAGAAAAATGGGCACCAGTCCTCGAACATAAGGATCTTCCGAAAATTGAAGATAATTATAAGAGAGCTGTAACCTCAGTTATTCTTGAGAACCAAGAAAGAGCAATGATGGAAGAAAGAGGGCAGATGAATGAAGCCCTTGGAGCTGGTACTGGTACTGTAGCTGGAGCGCCTGGTGGCGTTACTGCAACTGCAGCTAACTGGGATCCTATCCTAATTTCACTTGTTCGTAGAGCGATGCCAAATTTGGTAGCCTATGATATCTGTGGCGTTCAACCAATGACAGGACCAACTGGTCTTATCTTTGCGATGAAAGCAAGATATGTTGACAGCACAACTGCTGTTGATAGAACGGAAGCATTATTCAACGAAGCTGATACAGACTTCGCTGGTGGTGGAACACATGCAGGAACAGACCCATTTGCGTCTGGTTCAGCTAATACAGTCGTTCAAACAGGGTACACAACTGGTGCAGGAGTTGCTACGGCGACTGCTGAGATCGATGCTGCGATTCCAGAAATGTCTTTCACGATTGAAAAAGCTACAGTTACAGCAACAAGCAGAGCGCTTAAAGCTGAGTACACAATCGAACTAGCACAAGACCTTAAAGCAATTCATGGTCTAGATGCTGAAACAGAATTAGCAAACATACTATCTGGTGAAATCCTAGCGGAAATCAACAGAGAAGTTGTTAGAACTGTTAACACACAAGCAAAAGTAGAAGGATTGGCGTCAGAACCAAATCATACTGCTACTGCTGTGAATGGTCAATTCAACCTAGACACCGACTCAAGTGGTCGTTGGTCTGTTGAGAAATTCAAAGGTCTAATGTACCACATTGAAAGAAACGCGAATTTAATCGCTAGACAAACTCGTAGAGGTAAAGGAAACTTTATTCTATGTTCTAGTGATGTAGCGTCAGCTCTTGCAATGGCAGGTGTACTAGATTACGCACCAGCATTATCTACAAATTTATCTGTAGACGATACTGGAAATACTTTTGCTGGAGTCTTAAATGGTTCTATCAAAGTGTATATCGATCCATACTATACTAGTGTCGCTCAGCGTCCTACTGGTGTATCTGGTGGTGAAGGATATTGTACTGTCGGTTATAGAGGAACTAATCCTTTTGACGCTGGTGTATTCTATTGTCCTTATGTACCATTACAGATGGTTCGTGCAGTTGGTGAAGATACTTTCCAACCAAAAATCGGATTCAAAACTCGTTACGGCATGGTTTCAAACCCATTCGTAGGAGCGACTCCGGCTGATGGCCTAGCAACTGCTAATACGAATTCGTATTACAGAAGCTTCGAAGTATTGAACCTTCTCTAAGTCTCAGATTTAGTATTAAAAGGGTCTCATTTGAGACCCTTTTTTTTAGCCATGAGTTTGTGGTGTTATAAATATAAGTACGATGAATGAAAACACTCTCAATAACGGCCGATGGAACTGGTACGGTATTGATGAAGAAAACTATAAAGAAAAAAATATGATGATACAATACGATGAACTACTACACGAATATTCTAACGAAGATAGAAAATGTGAAGTATGGGTGAAAGACGGAGTTTTTGGAATAAGAAAATTCCTAAATAATGTCTGGCAAGAAGACAAACTAATAGAAGATCACAATGAGATGTACGCTGAGAACGCTGCTGAGAATTGGGTACTAAGGGTAAACAGTTAATATGGCTAATTGGCAATCAGATCAACCGACTAACTTAAACTATTTAAGTCCTGTAAACTTTGATCTACAATTAAATTTACTACCTAAGACTAAATACTTTTGTACAGGTGTCACTTTACCTGGTATAAATTTTACTGAAACAGTTCATTCAAATACAATTGCCATTCAGTCATATCTACCTGGTGATAAAATAACATTCGACCCTCTCGCTGTTAAATTCGTTGTTGATGAAGACATGACTAACTATCGTGAAATATTTGATTGGATTATGAAACTCGGACCAGGTCTCGATACAGATGACTACAAGAGTTTAGTAGATTCAAAAATTGATTCGAATAACAAATTCAGTAGTGCTACATTCTCTAATATGTATTCTGATGCTACTATTATTGTTAACACAGCTTCAAACAATGCGAATGTAGAATTTATGTTTGAAGATTGTTTTCCGACAAGTCTAGGATCAATCGAATTTAGTGCTGGAACAGATGGTGTCGATTACGCGACCTGTGACTTGACATTGAGATACACTCTATTTAAGATAAAAACAAGTACTTAAAAAGTACACTATATACTATATACATTATGAATTTAAAAGACATACAAACTATGTGGAAGACAGATTGTCCGATCGACAGTATCGAACTAGACCTTTCTTCTTTAGAACAACCCAAACTACACGCTAAGTACTGTGAAATCTTATCTGATAAGAAGTTAGAAGTCATTCGTTATGAACGACAGATGAAAGAACTTGATAAAGATAAATGGTTATGGTACAGTGGTAAGATGACACGAGATCAGATTGACGACAAAGAATGGGATTATGATCCTTTCGATGGACTCACAGTTCTTAAATCAGATTACCATAAATTTTCAGGTGCTGATAAAGACATACAAGACTTGTATGAAAAATTACAATACCTCAAGATAACAGTCGAAGCATTGACTGATATTGTCTCTCAAATTACTTGGAGACATCAAACAATAAAAAATATTATAGAATGGCGAAAGTTCATGGCAGGCTCATAGTAGCCAAAACAGACGAAGTATATCTAACAGTATCAACAGAAGATTCAATCCGAAAAGAACTTTCCGAATTTTTTAAATTCAAAGTTCCCGGAGCTGAATTCATACCAGCTGTACGAAAAAGATTTTGGGACGGTTACATTCGTCTATATAACTTAAACACAAATAAAATATATTTGGGTTTGTACGATTACCTCAAAGAGTTTTGTGATGAACGAGGTTATGAGATCGAAGGGTATGAAAAAGATACTGATATATTCACAATAGAACGATACGAAGAAATCGTCAAAGACATTCCATTCAAACTCAGAGATTATCAAAAAGACGCGATAGCGTATGCCGCTCATAATCAAAAATGTATACTAGTATCTCCGACTGCTTCAGGTAAGTCGTTGATGATATACAGTCTGATACGATATAACTTTTTAAAGAAGAACAAAAAAGCGCTCGTGATAGTTCCGACAACATCTTTAGTAGAACAAATGACTAAAGACTTTCAAGAATACGGATTCAAAGGTCCGATAGCCAAGATTTACGGTGGTGAGAAAGGAGCTGATGCTCCGATCGTTGTAACTACATGGCAGTCAATGATGAGAATGCCAGAAGGATTCGGTAATGAATTTGGAATGGTGATCGGAGATGAAGCTCATCTATTCGCAGCTAAGTCGTTGTCTAAGATCATGGAATCGTTGACTGAAGTTAAGTATAAGATAGGAACAACAGGTACTTTACAAGAGACAAAGACACATAAACTACAGTTAGAAGGGATGTTCGGACCTGCTTACTTTGTAACTACATCGGCTGATCTTATGGCTGAAGGTACATTAGCACAACTCAGTATTAAGTGTTTAGTGTTAGACTATTGTGAGAAAGAACGAAAATTAGTAAACAAGTTGACCTACCAAGAAGAGATGGATTGGATTGTTAGAAATGAAACACGAAATAGATTTATAAACAACTTAGTGAAAGATTTGAAAGGGAACACACTTGTACTTTTTCAATTCGTTGAGAAACATGGTAGACCATTGTTTGATATGATCAATAAACTTGATCGTAAAGTGTTCTTTGTTTTCGGTGGTACAGATGCTGTCGATAGAGAGAAAGTTAGAGAAATAGTAGAGAAAGAGAAAGACGCGATCATCGTAGCTTCGTTTGGTACATTTAGTACGGGTATTAATATCAAACGATTACACAATGTCGTATTCTCATCTCCAAGTAAATCTAGAATACGAAACTTACAAAGTATCGGAAGAGGATTACGGAAAGCTGATGACAAGTAAGAAGTCGTATTGTATGATATAGCTGATGATCTATCTTGGAAGAAAAACTTAAATTATACTCTAAACCACTTTTCGGAACGAATAAATATATATAGTACAGAGAACTTCAATTATGAAATTCACTCAGTAAGGATACCCGAAAATGAGCCTACTTGAAAACACTAAATACCAGTATATAAGATTTAAAGATGGTAAAGATTGTTTCGCTATGGTAAGTGATGAAGGTGAGACTTTAACATTAATTCAACCAATGAATGTATTATGTAAACAATCTACAGGTGGTATTGGAGTAACACTTCATTTAGGACCGATGATACCGTTTACTAATGATAATTCAGTAACAATCAATCTTAGTGATGTGAGTTACCGAACTAGTATTACAGATGAGTATATTGGATTTTATGATGAAGCTTGTACAGCATGGTTGAATCAACAAGAGAACGGTGGAATTACTATTAAAACTCAAAGAGAAGAATATGAAGAGAATAGTAAAACAATTAAAGAGTTAATTGATATGAGACTCAATAGAGAGGAATTCAATTACAATAGTGATATGGAAATTGAAGAAGAAGAATATCTAGAAAATATGCATTTACCTAGTGAAAAGGACATAATCCATTGATCTCTTTATATAGTATATCATCCTTTTCCAAGACTACATCTTATTTTATCACCGACATGCTAATCGGTCAAGTGTAAAACGCGATAATAATGAAAAAAAAATATATACATGTAAATCAACACATTATTCGGTCTAATAAGAAGAACGGAACGAATGATCCTGTGATTACAATCAAAGAAGGAAAGACTAACACATATTGTCATGAAGTAAAGATTCTCGGAGAAAGTACTTTAAGATATGGTGGTAACGATAAACCTCTATTACCTTGTGGTGCTAGAGTAGTAATTGAAACTACAGCTGACATTGAGATCAGTACTTGACAATACAGCGAAAGCAAGTATAATATACATATGACTAGAGAAAAAAGACAGACTAAAGCATCAGTTCACTATGTTGAGAACAAAGTGTTTACAGACGCCATTATTAAACACAATAAAGCGTGTAAAATAGCATTAGACAAAAACGAAGAAAAACCTAGAGTATCAGAATACATTGGAGAATGTATCTACAAGATCGCTACTAGACTTTCTACTAAACCTAACTTTATCAACTATTCTTATAGAGATGAAATGATTTGTGATGGTATAGAGAATTGTTTACAATACATCAACAACTTTAACGAAGAGAAGTCAACAAACGCTTTTGCCTATGTCACACAAATCATTTATTTCGCGTTCTTAAGAAGAATTCACAAAGAAAAGAAACAAGCCGCGATTAAACAAAGAAGTATAGAACAAGCTGGGGTTTTGTTTGATACTTTTGATACGATGGATGGAAATACTACT